TCTTTTGATCTAACTCAGAGAGAAGGCCCTGTAAAATTTGGCTATCGTATGCTTTTAGCTATAGGTATACCACAAGATATAGCCGAATTAATCGATAAAGTTAATAATAGTACCATTAAAGTTACGAACTATGATAAAGAAAAACCACGCAGGATGTTTGTTAAAAAAGAAGGGGGTTGTAGACATAGTGGTAACGCGGACACTTCTTTGGCTAATAGTTGTGTTTCTGCATATGCTCTTGTGTATGCTTTAATTGGTCCAAATGGTATAAATAAAACTGCAATCGAGCAGCGGTGTAACGCTTTAGGTTTAGATATTAAGGTGAAAATTCACGATAATTGGCGTTCTGCCAGCTTTCTTAAAGGTCATTTTTGGAAAAGCGTGGAAGGCGATGATATTTTTGGCCCGGCACCTGGCCGTATTCTCAAGTTAGGTTCTTCTTTGACGCCCTTTTGTGATATAGTGCATCCTTCAAGATTGGCAAATATTGAAGATAAAGATCAAAGGAAACGTATTGCTTTAGCCGAGTTTTTAAATGCTCAAGCGGCTAATTTGAGAACTATGGCCCCTGTGCCGATTTTGAGAGCTTATGTGAAACGGTTTTATATGAATTCCTCTGTACAAAGTGCATATCTCCCTGGTTACAATGAGACAGTCTTTAGATCTGACTGTGAGTTCCCTGATCTAGATGAAGAAGCAGCAATTGAACAATGCTTGATTCTTTATCCTGGATTCCAAGGAGCTGAAGAGATCTACGATTTAGAAAAAGCTTTATTAGATTCCGAGTTGTTTAGTGTGCTGCCTGGTAATTGGCAAGCTTTGCTAGCTGCCTACCTATGAACGACTAGTGGTGCAAGTCATATGGTAGCAGACTTGCACCAATCGAATACAATGAACGCTACTAAATCGCGCTCCGAGAACCAAGAACAAACTATAAGAATCTTGAAAGAGAAAATTGCTAAGAATCCAAATAGTCCCAAAATCCAAAAATGGAAGAAATTATTAGAAAACACAGAAAGAGATAGGAAAATGGAACAAGTTACCAAAAAGAAGACTTCTTCTCGTAGTTATTTAACTAAAGAAGCTCGTGCTATACATGATAATGTCTTAGATGCAGAAGTTGCACAAATACGTAAAGAGTATTTACATACTGTTTTGTATCCTGATAATTATGCGTATAGGATGCCTGACGAACTTACACAACCTACTATGTTGTATAAAAGTATTCGGGAGTTTAATTTGTTAGCAAATATGGATGGAACCGTCAATGCTGGGCGCTTTTCTTTCGCGGTTAAACCAATTTTAGGTAGTCTTGACAAAAGACATCACTACCAAGTTGGGATAATCGATAATTCCCAAGGGTGGCCAACCCACTATGACGATGATTCTGTATATGTTAAAGATAACTTGTATACTGACCCTAGGTATGACCCGATGGCTGCCCAGCTCACTAATCCTGACATGGGTTACTTTTCGGCTTCATCCAACGGTCATAACATCCCTACTTTTGCTGCTGGTGATTACTATAACTTGACTCCAGGTACAGATGCCAATGGACAAATTGGTGTTGATCCTGGTTCGTCTATTAACGTGGATTATATTCCATTACCCACAAGCCCTTTTGTGTTAGATAATGGAATAACTATCCACGCTAATTCTGGAGGGAACTTTGTTTTCTCAGTTCCCACTGGAGTATATAGTTATTCTCCGATTTTCACCATTGGAGGAACTTGGACTACTACCTCAGGTTCTCCTAATTATGCATTAGCACTGATAGCTCTGGACAAAAATTTCAATGTGGCTGGTGTACTTGAAAGTAAACCTGGTAATGATAATGTTACTGGAATATTTGCAGGCAATAGTTACTTCTCATATGAACATGATTCTGCCATATGGAATGTAAATCAAGGCCTGTTAGTCGATGAGCGAGTTAATGTGATGCTATATGAGGATTATTATTATGTTCCATTATTTTCTATAGTTGGCAATGCTGTAAACAATGTTACTATTGGTTTTGATCTTGCTCCAACAAGAGATGTTCGATTACCAGCTATAACTAATAGTGGATCAATAATAAAATTGCGACCAGTTGGATTGTCTTGTTTAGTTACGTGCATGCTTCCCGAGATAAATGCAGGAGGAAATATTGTAGCGATGTCTTGCCCTTCAGGCGACATAGATAATTATTTTTATCAAACTTCAGCTCAAATGGGCCCATATCAAGAATGGGCATGTTTAGCTAGAACTAATAAAGGTAATTTATTGCACGATGGTAACTTTAAAGACGGTTCTTATACATGGTCACAACCCTGGGATAAAAGTGATTGCTTGATGCGTACTCCAACGGAAAGTTTGGATTACAAATATCAAGGAATTATAGTTTCTGGTCAATTGAATCCTTCAGTAGCTTTAAGTGGATTGGTAAATTGTGGTAGAATTCGGATAGCCATAGTTTATGAATATACCACTGATAACCGGTTATTTAATCCGCATAGCTGTTTAGGAAGCACTGCTGATTTAGATTGGGTATTAGCGTACCTAGGTCAACAGCAACATTCTACAGAGAATTCGGATCATTTGGCTGTTATCAAAAATATACTGAAGAAAGGTGCGGAAGTAGTTTCTTATAGTGTACCAAAGATCGTTAAAGCTGCAAATTTGGCTGGGCAAGTTGCAGCTCTTATGATTTAAATTAGTAGATATCCGGATTGAAGCCTTTACTGATGGATGAAGGAGTTCTTCAATTGTTTCAGCGCCGCTAAATGCCATCCCACATGCCAACACCATGTGAAGGGGTAGTTTCGGAAAACGGTTCAATTTTCGAGGCTACGAGGGAAAACCCCTCC